TTAAAACTTTATTGTATAGTAGTGCACCTCTTACATGTATAGGTGTTCCTTTCTTGTATATGTTAGCTGAATCAGACCACTTGCTAATATATCTACACCCTCTTGGGAATGCTACATCTTCAAATGGCATGTCATTAAATATCTGTTCAAAATCATTTACATAATCTCTAAGAGCCATCTCTCCATCATTCATTAAAACTTCTAATGCTTCTTTAATAGCTTTTCTTGCTACAGCTGGTGTACTTGATCTTACAGATTCAATACCCATCATTTTCAATTGAGGTTTCTTATATCTTACTCCCTCGTTATCAAATACATTCATAATGTAATGTTTTTTGCCAGTCCATATAGCTTTGTCAGCAATGATCTCTCTTTTCATTACCATCTTTTGCTCATAAGCACTTACGTAATTCGCAAGGTCCTTATAGCTCTGATCAATGAAAGGTTCAAGTATATCAGTAGCGACTTTGTCCAAGAATGAGACGACTTTATTAGTCTCACTTGTATCAATTCCAGATTGCTCGACAAGTGTGTCAAGCACAACATATAAAGAATCGGTATCCACTGCGACAACATAGTCAACTTTTTCTGTACCAAGTTTCTTGTTGAGGAAAGCATTGATATTGACTTCCATCCACTTAATAGATAGCTGACCACTAAGAGTAATAGATTCAGCATACTTAGTATCAAAAAACCTAAAGTATTGATTACCAAGTGCACCATAAGCCGAATTAAGTTGTATTTTTTTAGCCATTTGCATATTATTACATTTTGCAATTTCATATTCAAGCTCTCTAGTTGGATTGTCTTCATATTTTTTCTTCGCTTCTATCATTTGTGTCTTCCATTTGACACGGTCGTTGTACATAGTTTCCATTAGTTTAGGTAGGAAACCTTGAAAGTCTTTTGTATACATTGCTCCAGAACCACAAACAGAAACATTGTGTTTCTTCATAAACTCTTTAATGTTTTCGTTATTGTATAATCCAGCAATGATCTCGTCAGCTGTAGGCCTTTGACCAATATGTCTTACATATGTTTCTGGTGATATATTATACTGCATTATCAAATGAGGATATAGACTGTTTAAGTCAAATGATACTACCCAATTATGTAATCCAACTTGTGGATCTTTTACATAAGCACCTTCTACCTGATTCTCTTTCTCACCAAACTCTTTTGGTGGTACTACTATTTGTTTATTCATTAAGAAGTTATGAATAATAACATCCCACATACGTACAGATGTCATTGAGTCAATTAAGTTAACTCCAGCATCATAAGCAATAGTACATGCTTGTTCAATTAGTTTCATCTTATCATCTAATCGTTCTACGAGTACTACGTCTTTAATATTGTAGTCTAAGAATTTCTGATAATCATTTTTGTATAATTCATTTAGTGTTCCATATTCAGAATAGTCTAATTTCTTTTCACCAAGTTCAGCACTACCAATATAATCTAATGCATAACTTTCCTGTTGTGAATATGTAAACTTCTTATACAGATTCATATAATCAAATACTGTAATACCAAATATTTCTTTTGCATTTGGTTCAGCATTATCACCTTGTGCTTGTGTCTGTGCTGTAGGAATTAATCTATCTTTTACAATGCCCCATGGAGATAATTGATTGACTGCTTCAGTTGATAGTCTTCTTTTGATTCTATTAAGAGTGTAAGGAATATCAAACATTTCAATGTTCCATCCTGTAATAATATCTGGATCCAACTCTTTCCATAAATCAATAAACTTATGAAGTAAGTCAGCTTCACTTACACATTTAATATATTTGTCATCACCGCTTGGTTTGTATTCACCACAACCTAATATATAACTTTGTCCATTACATCTTAAAGCAATAGATAATATTTCCATATCAGCTTCTTGTATATTAGGAAAACCTTCATCAGATCTAGTCTCAATATCAAAGTTAAGAATGTTTAATTGGTTTACGTCAAACTCTCTTTCTGGATATTGTTCTTGAATGTATGCATATGCAAATTGTTGCATACCATATACTGGATCATTAGATACTTTTTGTCTTGCTTGAATGAAGTCTCTTGCTTCTTTGATACTATTAAATCCTCTAGGTTCTACTACCTCTCCTTTAATAGTTTTAAATGGTGATTGTTTGACCGTAGGTACGTATAGAGTAGGTTGATATGGAACCTCTCTTTGTTTATGAATACCGTCTTCAATGTATCTTTCTAAGATAACATTGTTGTATTGTTGTATATTAGTATAAAATCTCATTCACTGTTCTTTTGCAACTCATCATAATATTCTGCACTTTCTTTTCTAGCTAGTTCAATTTCTTCTTTATCACGAGAATGTACTCGCTTACGAAGTTCACTAGTAGAAAAAGAGTGCTGTCTACTGTTATATAATATTTCAATTCCTTTTGATTCACATAGCTCTTTGCCTGTGAAAGGTTTGTTTATATAATCTTCTCCTATTATACGCACTTTGATAGGTAAAGTCAAGAGGATATCAAGAATTTCTTCCTCTTTATTGTAGACAATAATATCATCAACATAGCGCACTGCACTAAGTTGTAGTTGTCGCTCGAACAGTGATTGTACTGGAGCATTTTTGAAGTCTCTATCTCCAGATGGATCGTTTTGTAATCCTACAACAAGGTAATCACATTTTCTTTTAGCTTCTGCAAGCATGGCTATGTGACCTCCATGTAGGAGGTCCATTGCTCCAAAGGTTATTCCAACCTTTCCCACTTCAGCTAAATCTTTGTTTAGCCATTTTAACATAGTTTAGTCTTGTATAAATTCTGGTCCAAGTCCATCAAGTAAATCATTAACTGTATTAAGTTTATCTTGAGCTTCAGCTGCTTTTGCAACTTCCATTTCAACTGCTTGTACAATTTCTGGATGCTCACCAATACCAACAGATTTATCTTTATAGATTAAAATGTTAGCTCTTGCAACAGCTAGATCACCTTCTAGTTTTTTCTTTAATGCTTGTAATAACATATCAGACATTCTCTAACCTGGACATTAGTCTCTCAGCACGATTGGTCACTTGTTTGTACCATCTGCTGTCCCTTCCCTCAACTGCAGCTGTTTTCCAGTCGCCTGCAAATAGTGCTGCGTTGTGGTTTTTGAACTTACTTAATCTTGTAAGTCCCATATTGAACATCATGTTTGCAATGATTTGTTTTACTTCTTCTGGATATCCGTCCCAACCTTCATGTAATTTTTTACAATCAGATATTACTGACTCTACATCCTTTTCAAAGCACTCATCAACTCGATCTTCTGAGACCGGCGTGCCAACAGCAGCCCCATGTTCTGGGTCTCCTTCAAGGACAAGGTGCCCGATACCGAATGTAGGATAACCAAGGTGGTCGTTATAAATCTCATAGACCACTCCTTCATCTACTTTAAGCGTTTCTTTGAGCTGATCTACGTCTATGTCTTTTTTCTTTCCGAACATGTTTAGTTTCCTCTAGCATGTTTATGACTTTGTGAATCCTTCCACGTTTCATAAACTTGTGTAATGTTTTAAATATATCCATTATTTATCTCCTTCGTCTGGTATAATAATAAAGGCCACACGAATAGCATGGCCCCTATTATATAGGCTAATGATTATGAAGTCAACTGTTATTTGACTTTTATTTCAATTGGCTTTTCTGCCTCAGGAATTTCCCTAATCAATTTGATTGCTAAGATCCCATCACTATAAGTAGCGTCTTTCACTTTAACATGTTCTGCTAAAGCAAATACTCTTTCAAATGATCTTGCTGCAATACCTTGATGTATGAATTCTTTTTCAACAGCTTCACCTTTTTCAGCTTTTACTTTTAAAGATGAATCTTTTAGATCGATCTTAAAGTCTTTTTTGCTGAAACCTGCTGCAGCTATTTCAATAACAAAACTTTCTTCATCAAGTTTTACAATATTGTAAGGCGGGTAATTGCCTTGAGGTTGGTTGTGGATTGCGTCAAGTTTTTTGAACATTTCATCAAACCCAACTCCGAATGGTCTTAGACGACCGAATGGTTCTTCGTAGATTGTCATATTTCCTCCTTATCAAGCGAAGATTAATTATGAGCCTCTTATGAGCACTCATTAGTATTTATATATTATATGGTATTTAATTATTAAAAGTCAACGAAAAAATGTAATTATTTTTTCTTGCCAATATTATACTTGGCAACTAATTCCCATTCAGACTTTTGACTAAAAGGTATAACTTTGATTGATGACATACTATCTGCTGGTTGTAATTGATCTTCATTAACAACGCCAACAAGATCCCACTCTGCTAATAGTTTAGCAATAGTATTCCTTCTTGATATATCATCTTCGTTTAAATCTGTTTGTTTACCATCAAGAGCAAATAACTCTTTGAAATGTACAATGTAGTACTTACCTTGTTTATGTAATATGTGACAGGATTGAAATAGTGTATTTGATTTCTTTGATGCTACACCTATCCTGGTTAGAGTTTCTTTCACTTTTAAGAAGTCATCTGGTTCTTTTAATGTGACTTCTATTAATGATTCTATGTTAATCATTTTTAATTCCGTTTTCCATTTTATGTTTTATAATATCCTTTTGCTTCGGAGATAAAACTGAAAGTGCAGCTTTCGCTTTTTGTGGAGAGAATTTGTAATACTCTTGTATCATCATAACCTCATTATTATCTTCTGCTTTCGCCCACTTCGCAAATCTTTTCTTCTTACGAATACTATTTAGGTAAAACTCATATTGCAACCGCTTATCTAGGAAGTGATAACGGTTCATTTCATTAGCATATAATAACGTGTCAGTGAAATAAGATAAAGATTTATTAGTTAAGAAAGGAACATAATCCTTCTCTGCTAATTCATCATTAGCAGTATTCTTCATCAAGTTTTTCTTGGTGAAGTTGATACTGTTTACATAATCAAACGGTTTCATTTCTCTTGTACTTTAAGACATCTTCATATAAGTTGTCTTCACTAAAGAGGTTCATGTAGTGTGTGGTGTCTTTTGGTAAACACTTACCACCAAAACCTAAATTGCCATCTGGACCTGGAACCTCAAAATGTGTGACCCCTAATGTACCATCTTCTATTAAGAATGCTTTAACTAAATCATAGCTAGCTTTATACTCTTCACATAAACCATATAACATATTAGCTTGAGCAACTTTAGCGGCTAGCATGGCATTCCTAGACATCTTCATTAAAGCAGCTTCGTGACATGACCCTTCAAATATTATCTTATTATCATTAGTTAGTATTGAATCAATAAGTAATGACCTGTTGTCGTCACGTCCACCTAATACAATTGGTATGTCAAAATTATTTACATCATCTTCCCAATGGTTTTCTCTCAAGAATTCTGGCCACAATAAAAAGTCTTTGTCATAACCTAGTGCCAATAATGTCACTTGATCAACACCAATGGTACTTCTAATTACTGGAATACCTTTTGATCTCTTTAATGCTTGACCTACTATTCTTGTATCTAGTTTATCGTCACCGCCATCTAAATCTGTTGGTACGCATATAAAAGTAAAGACAACATCTTTCCAGTTGTCAATATGTAATCCTTGTGCGGGATCTTCAATTAGTATTTCTTTTACATTAGGGCAATACTTTTCGAGATAATATCTTGTTGCATTA